TTATTGACATGGTATTGACCATGAAAAATGAACGGCATATGAGTGAAATGGTGCGTCAATGAAAAACGACCGCCGGAAAAGGCGGTCGTTAGGTGATTGGTGGAGCATGTTCACATTTGGGAGAACACCGCCCCCTCCATCGTCACCTGGCGAAAGTGCCCCGCCATTATCATCGAAGTAGTGGAATATATGCAAATCATCGTCGCCGGTGAGCACCACCTTCGACACGAACACGTCGATGAGCGCCTTGGGGTCATCTATCTCGGCCATGCTCTCCAACATGAACAGCACGCGGTCGCGGTCCAGCTTCACCGCCTCGATGGCCTTGGCCGTGGCCAGTTCCTCCTGCAGCAATTCCTCGCGCGCCTTGAGCTCGTCCACGCGCTCCTTGCCGCCCGGCGGCGCGATGCCCTGCTCGATGGCCTTCCATATGCGGTCGTATGCCAGCGTTATCTCCTTGAGTTCGCCCTCGATGATGGCGCTCTGCGGCGTATCGTCGCGCTCGTCCTCGAACTCGCACATGAGGTCGGCGATCTTCTCGCGGTTGGCCTCCACCGACAGGGCGGCGCGAACGGCCTCCGCCACGTTCTCCTCGATGGCCTCCTTGCGCACCTTGCGACCGCAGCCCTTCTTGTCCTGATAGTAGTAGTACACCTTGCCCGACTTGCCGGTGCCGCTGGTGCCCGTCATGGGCGTGTCGCACTTGCCGCACCACAGCTTGCCCGTGAGCAGGAAGTCGGCGTTGCCGGCCTTCCTGCGCGGCCGCGTCTCGTCCCCCAGCATCTTCCAGATCATACGCTGCTCCTCCATGGACCACAGGGCGGGCATGCCGCCCTCCTTCTCGTGCCCCGCGTAGCTGAACACACCGGCGTTCTGCTTCCGCTTGAGCATCTTGGTCAGGGCGTTGTGGGTGATGGGCTTTCCGCGCTTGGTGGTATGGCCTTCCAACGCTCTCACAATCTCCGCCACGGTCTTGCCGTTGAAAAGCATGCCCTTCGCGCGCCTCAGCACCCCCGCCTCGGCCTCGTTTATCTCATAATAGCCCTCCACAATATCCCAGCCGTACAGCTGCTGGCCGTTGGCCATGCACCTCTCGGCGTTCTTCTGGATGCCGTCCACTATGCGCTCGGCCAGCTGGGCGCTCTCCCACTCGGCCAGCACCTCCTTCAAGCCAAGCTGCAGGATGGCATCCGAGCCGGTGCCGATGCTCTCGCCCGAATACAGCACCTCGACCCCGTGCTTCCTGAGCGTGATGCGCAGCAGCGCCATCTCGTCGCGGTTGCGCATGATTCGGGCGACCTTATATATGACCACGTAATCGAACAGCCCCGCCTTTGCATCGGCGACCATGCGCTGGAAGTCCGCGCGGTTGGTGTTGCGCCCGGACCTTGCCTCGTCCGAGTAGATGGCCACCACGTCGAGGTCTTCGATGGCGCAGTACGCCAGGTTGTTGTCGTGCTGTATCTCGATGCTCTCGCTTCTCTGGTTGTGGGAGGAGAAGCGCGCGTAGGATGCGGCGCGGCGCCCAGGCCTTGGCTTTTTGCAGAGGCTGTACTCCATGGGGTTCCCTACGCTACCGATACCTGGGATTCAGTATCAGGCGCATCCCCTTCGCCCGCATTTTTTTCCTCAGTCCGGCGCACGCCCTCGGAAGCGCGGATTCCCCGAACCGCTCCGGCTGCCGCATCCTTGCCCGCATCGGAGAGGTGGGCGTAGTCATCGTTCAGGACGGCCTGCCGCCGATCGGAATAGCTGCCGGCGTACTGTGGGCGCCCTGCCAACTCGTCAAGCGAGCAGCCGAGCGCATCGGCAACCATGCACGCCTGCGCGAAGTTCATATTGCGCTCACCCGTTTCCCAGGTCTTGTAGGTCAGTGGCTTAACGCCGATAACTGCGGCAAAAGCATCGCGGCTTTTGTATCCCGCAGCCTTGCGCAACTGCATCAGTTTAAGTTCCATTTTTGCGCCTTTCGGGATATTTCAGACAACCCGAATAGTACACGCTCCGCCTCCTTTTTTCAACTTTTAGACACTCTAGGGTTGACATAGATACTCTGAGTGTCTATTCTTCTTTTCAGTCGATGCGTTGAGTATCTGTTTTTAGAGGAGCAGACACACAGCGTGTACATAAAGAAGGAAGGAACAACCATGGAAATCAACCGCAAGAAGTTCGACGCTGGCCGCTCCAATTGGGTGCACGGCGAGCACGAGGGCTACACCTACGAGGCCAAGGTCTTCAAGGCTCCCAGCCAGTTCGGAATCCCCACCCCGCGCTTCCAAGACGGCGGCAACGTCTCCAAGCTGTGCGTCCGCGATCAGTTCGGCCAGGAGGTCTACGCCTTCGACCGTGGGCAGGACCTCGCCACGGACGAGGGGCTGGAAGCCGCCCTCCAGATCGTCGCGGCGCTTGAGGCCGTGTTCGTGGGAACCATGGACGAGGCTGCCGCCCAGTGGGTCCGCGACGTGGCCACCGAGTTCGGTTTCAAGCGCGGCAACGTGGCGCCCGAGGACTGCGCGGCCGACCCTTGGGACTACTGCCGCTTCACCGTCTGCCGCGTCACCTACGAGGTGCACGACTACCGCCTCAGCATCGTGGGCCAGGAATAGAGGGGGCAGCCATGAAGAACGAGCAGCTGTACCGCGAGGCCATCGAGTTCGCCGCAGATGCCGAGGAGCGTTTCCTCAGCGCCGTCGAGGCCAACAAGTCCCTCAAGGATGACCGCACGCTGTGCGAGAAGCACCAGCAGATGGAGGTCATACCCGCCGCGCAGTGCGCATGCGCCCAGCAGGAACTCATCGCCCACCTGTTCGGCGTCTCCGATGAGCGCATCCACGAAGACCTCGCGCGCGTCATCCTCAGCCGCTAGGCAGCGGGTCTTGAGCAGACCCCAAAAACTCATCCGTCAGGTTACCCGTCACGACGTTAACAAGGCGGGGCACCCATCCCCATTGAGTTGGCAGATGCAATCCCCGCCACGGCATTGCATCCCCCAGGTCACTGCGAGCAACAGGAAGGAGGAACCATATGGCCGACCAGTTCACGTTCAACGGCCGCCGCGTGCGAGCCTGGTGCGTCGATTCGGGCATCACGTATGACGAACTTGCCGAGCGCATCGGCGTGCCCGTCGGCACCCTCAAGGCGTGGATTTACGGGCAGCGGGGCATCAGCTTCCCGCAGGCCTGCGCCATCGCCGAAGTGTTCGGCAAATCGTTGGACGATCTGCGCGAGCAGAAAGCAGCAAGCTAGCAACCAAGAAAGGAAAGACATGGAAGAGATCAAGTCCCTCACGTACCGCGTCAAGGAAGCGGTGGCCAACACGATCGAGAAGGCCGCGAACAACTCCGAAGGCATGTATGCCGTGGCCGAACTCGGCACCGCCTACGCCGCCATCTTGGAGGCAGAGGCCAAGGAGAACGCCGCGAACCTCGGCACCAAGCTGATCGAGGAAATCAAGGGCCTGTAGAGGAGGACCAACATGAACGAAAACGCCATCAAGGAAGTGGTCGGCCTCATCTGCGAGAGCCGCCAAGAGGGGGACATGGTGAGCCTCACCATCGGAAGCCTCACGGGCGAGAACCGCCTGAGCATCACGAACGCGCCCAGCTACGTGCTGGATGCCATCACCGACAACGGCTACTACCTCAAGGCCGAGTTCGGATCCGTCATCGTCATGGCCGAGGAGGGCTAACCATGGAGAACATCGTCAAAGTGCGCGCCTGCTTCACAGGCTGCAACATCAAGAGCGGCAAGACCGTCATGCAGTTCGAGTTGGACCCCGAGCACAAGGGCGCCCTGCCGCAGCTGGCCATCATGACCGGCACCTTCGTCACCATTGAGCTCACCAGCGACCAGACCGTCATGTTCGTGGACACGGGCAGCGGCGAGGTGATCGACGGCCAGGAGGAGGCCTTCGCCGACGATGACGAGGATGAGGACGACTCCTACCAGCTGCCGCCTGCCGCCTACGAGTACGAGGACATCCAAGATGAGGCGGCGTGATGACATCGGCGCAGCGGTCCATGTGCAGCGTGCTGATGCAGCACATGGGCAGGTTCTACGAGAACCCCGAAAACGAGCGCCGATTCAGGGAATGGAAGGAGCGAAGGAACAACCCCGCCACGGACTTGATGCCTGCCGCCCCTTCCGGATGCCGCCAACTCGCAGGAAAGCGGCTCACCGCAAATCTTACCGCATCGCGGACGTTCTCCTCGTGATCGTCACGGCGTTCTGCGTCGCCTCGGTTCTCTGGGGCTACGGATGCGCCTACCAGGTCGGCTACGGGGCCGCCGAGCACTTCTTCACGGAGGTGCGCCATGGCTGAGGTCTGCAAGCAGCTGTACGACGGGGTGCAGCGCACCCCCCTCATGCGCGTCGAGGAGGCCTGCTGCTGGATAGCCGATGACTACCCCCGCAAGTGGCTCAGGCTCGTGAACCTCTGCGAGCAGGCCAAGGCCGACGGGCTGCCCCGCATCCGGCGCGGCGACCTGTTCATCCTCGCCCAGCAGCAGGGCATGGCCATCACCGAGTGCATGGAGTTCCGCTTCGACAACAACCTCTGGTCGGTGCTCAGCCGCTACCTGCTCATGTTCAGGCCGGAACTGGCCACGGTCATCTTCCCGAACTCTGCGGAAATCGACCGCCACGGCATCGACTTCGAGAACGTCTGGCACGACAACGTCGCCCGCAACACGTTCTTCCCGGTCAAGTGCTGGCAGGACGCGGTGGGCCTGTACCGAGGGGAGGCGGCATGAACCCCTACCTGGCGCAAGCCCGCAAGCCCATCCTCGCCTACCTCGGCCTTGAGGAGATCGAGACGGTGTGCACCCGCATCAAGTGCGACTGCGCCGACCTCCCTGAGGTGGTTGCGTGGATGCGCCCCCGCGTGGACACCAGAGGCGGCCGACCCCGCATCCACAACGCCCGGAAGCACCAGAAGGCAATGGACTGCATCGCCGACCGCTACAAGGCGGCTCGCGGCCTCATCCGCTCAGGCTTCGACGGCCCCGTGGTGATGACGGTGGTGAGCCACCGCCACGTGCCGGTCTCATGGCCGAAGCGCCGCAGGGGCGAGCAGGACACCATGAAGCCCGACGCCTCCAACATCGTGAAGCTGGTGGAGGATGCCCTCAACGGCATCGCCTACAAGGATGACAGCCAGATCGTGACGAGCATCCCGCTCAAGGCCCCGCGCGTCGGGGACTTCGACTGGCTTGAGATCGAGGTGACCTATTGCGAGGTGCCGGGTGCGTAAGGGCGGAAGGCGCAACGACTGGAAGGTCGCCGATGAGCGGTACCTGATCGAGAACGCCGGCCGCATCCCCAGGCGGGAGATATGCCAGCACCTCAGAAGGTCGAGCGAATCGGTCAAGCAGAAGGCCAAGGCGCTGAGGATGCAGGGCATTCCCGTGAGCCTCAGGCACTACCGCCCAAGGCTTGAGCCGTGCCCCTCGTGCGGATGCCTCTCAGGCCACCTGGGCCGCGACGGTATCTGCGAGCCGTGCCGCAGGCGCGAGCAGCTGGCCAACATCCATGCAGGGATCGCGGAACTGCTGCCGCGCCTCCCCCTTGACGAGCGGGACACCTACGAGAAGACGGAAGCGGAGACCGAATCGCGCCGCGACCCGATGCCGAAGGCGCCCAACACCGAGGGGCTTTCCTACTACGAGAGGGCGAAGGCCGAGGAGGCCCATGCCCTTGCCTGCGAGGAGTGCCTAGCAGGGAACCTTCGCCGCGAAATCAAGGCGGCGCAGAAGCGCAAAGAGCGCATCAGCAAAAAAGTAAATCAATGACACTTTTGGTATTTTGCCAGTTAGGAGCAACAAAATGAAACTTGAGAAGATGAAGCGCAACCGTGCGGGGCGCTACATCCCCCGCGAGTTCGCCGACGAGATCGTGGGGACGCTTGAGGACTACGACCTTGAGCCTGAGTTCATCGAGGGCGCCGCGTGCATCCTCTCGTACCTCACCTGCCCCGAAGGCAGCGACATGCACGGAGCCGAGTTCCCAAAGTACCTGGACAACGGCCTCCTCGCCTTGGAGGCAGAGCCTCCCGCCGAGGTGATGAGCGCAGCCCGCGAAGTCATCGAACTCCTCAAGGCCAACGGCGTGGAGGTAGTGGATGCCTTCATCGTGCGGGGTGACCGCTAATGAGCGCCGTAATCGAAACCGTCAGCATCGAGGACGTGTACCCGCTGGTCGATGAGTTCGGCAACGATCTGGCGCGCCGCGACTACACGCTGAAAGAGAACCAGGCTTACGTCCAGGAACTCGCCCGCTCGATGCGCTCCAAGGGCATCCCCGACGAAATGGTCACCCTCGTGCGCGACGGCGGCATCTACCGCATCAAGGCCGGCAACAGCCGCATCATGGCCATGAAGGAGCTGGGCACCAAGACCTTCCCCGCCATCGTTGAGGACGAGAGCACCCTGCAGGCCGTCATCGAGACCGTGGTGCGCACGAACACCAAGAAGAAGTACGAGGCCGTGGAGGAGAGCCGCTTCGTCCGCCAGCTGGCCATGTTCGGCACCGATGAGTACGTGGCGGAGGTGTCGGGCCTCACCGTCGAGAAGGCCGCCAAGGTGCGCCGCGCGGCCAAGGTCGTGGAGGATGCCGCCGACGATATGAGCCTCATGCGCCTCATCGCTATCGGCGAGTTCGCCGATGACCCTGAGGCCGTGAAGGCGCTCACCAACTGCTCTGAGCGCGAGTACCAGACGGTGGCAAAGCGTTTCGAGGCTCGCCGCAAGAAGGAGAGCGCAGCCACGGACCTCGCGGCGGAACTGGCGGCGCGCGGCATCGCCGTCGTGGATGACGCGCAGGGCATGGCCATGGTGTGCAACCTCAACAAGATCGCCCAGCTTCCCGAAGACCTGCCCGATGGCTGCGTGGCCATGCGCCACAGCATCCCCGGCTTCTTCATGATCTTGGCCCCTGCCCCTGAGGAGGAGCCGCCCGCGCCTGAGCAGGTGGAGGAAGACAGCGCCCGCGCAGAGGCCGAGGCCATGGCCGAACTCTACGCCGAGGGCACGGGCAACCGCCGCGCGTGGCTCGCCGAGCAGCTGGCCGCCCAGAGCCTCCTGCCGAACCTCTCCCGCCTCGTGGCCGAGAGCGACAACCGCCACGCCCCGTTGGTCAAGACATTCCTCGAAGCGACCGGCACCAAGCGCCTGAACGTCGGGCACTCGGAGATCGTCCTGCTGTTCGAGAACATGAACGACGCGCCGGGCTGCGGAATCCTCGACGGCACCGGCAAGCCGCGCCCAAAGGCGTGCGAGCGGTACATCGCCCTCATGGACGCGATGGAGGCCGACGGCTACGAGCCTGACGAGGACGAGCAGGCCATCTACCAGAAAGCAACCGACTGCATGGAGGCAACCAAATGACAGAAGAAGGAACCATCGAGGTGACGGCCGAGGTGATCGAGCCGACCGACGCGCTTGAGGTGACCTACACCCCCGCCGTGCTCTCCGACAACCTCGCCGCGCTGGATGCCTACGTGGACCAGCAGATCGAGCCGTACATCGGCGCGCAGCTTGACCCCAACGACTACGAGACCATCAAGATGGGGCGCACCTGCATGGCCGACCTCAACAAGCTGAAAGCGCCCATCGAGGCGGAGCGCAAGCGCGTCAAGAAAATCTACGAGGCTCCGCTCAAGGAGTTCGAGGCGAGGGTCAAGGCCATCACCGCAAAGATCGACAGCGCACGCGCAAACATCAAGGAGCAGGTTGACGAGGCCGATGCCAACTTCAAGGCACAGCGTCGGGAAACACTGTCCGAGGAGTACGCAGGATGCGCAGGCCCCATCGCAGACGTTATCCCCTTCGCCGCCATCTTGGAGGACAAGTGGCTGAACCGCTCCACCAACGAGGTCAAGGCCGTCAATGAACTCTACGAGAAGGTCGAGAAGGCGCTCAAGGGCTACAACACGCTGCAGACCAAGGAACTCGCCCACAAGGACGAGGTGGTCAAGCACTACGCCGACACCCTGGACCTCATCGGCGCGCTTGAGTTGGAAGACCAGCTTAACGAGCGCGACCGCCAGATGGCCGAGTTCAAGGCGGCCCAGGAAGCCGCTGAGGCCGTCAAGGCCGAGCGCACGGCACCCGAACCCGCACCGGAGCCTGAACCCGTCCCAGATCAGCCCACAGCGGCCGCTCCGCCGGTCTGCCGCTGGTCTTTGGCCATGGAGTTCCAGGGCACCGAGGCGTTCGCTCAGCAGGTTGCCGCGACATTGAAGGGAATGGGCATCACGGGCGCCTCCATCAAGTTCGCGGGGGTGGTCACCAATGAGTAGCGAGATCGTGGAGTACAAGGCCGACAACGGCCAGGACATCCGCGTTACCGAGCAGGACGTGCGCGACCTCATGGCAGCCAACGGCAACGCCATGGAGAACGTCACCTCCCAGGAGGTCAAGATGTTCCTGCGGCTCTGCCAGTCCCAGCGCCTCAACCCGTTCACCCGCGATGCCTACATCGTCAAGTACGGCAACCAGCCCGCGTCGGTCATCGCCGGCAAGGATGCGTTTGTCAAGCGCGCGACGCGCAACAAGAAGTACAGGGGCCACGAGGCCGGCATCACCTTCATACGCAGGGTCAAGGAAAACGGCGGCATAAGGAAGACCATCGAGCGCCGCGAGGGTTCCATGCTGCTGGAAGGCGAGGAACTGATAGGCGGCTGGGCGAAGGTGTACCTGGACGGGTACGCCTGCCCCATCTTCGAGGAGGTTGCCCTCTCCGAGTACGCCGCGCCCGACCGCTACGGCAAGAACGGCTGGAGCAAGATGCCCGCGACCATGATTCGCAAGGTGGCGCTCTGCCATGCCCTACGCGAGGCGTTCCCCGAAGACCTCGGCGGCCTCTACGGCGCTGAGGAAATGGACCAGGCGCGGCAGCAAGAACAGGCCGCCCCCCAGCCTCAGGAAGAGGAGGCCGTGGAGCACATCGCTGAAGACGTGGTCGAGGAACAGGCCGCCCCCCAGCCTCAGGAAGACCCGCGCAAGGCGCTCTGGCAGCAGGTTGCAGATCAGAAGCGGCAGGCCATCGAACTCGGCACCAAAGAGGAGGGCATCACCAGCTGGATGGCTGCCAACATCCTCAACCCCGACGGAAGCCCCAAAGCGGTCAACATGTACACGGCCGAGGACATCGTGAAGCTCAGCGACTTCCTTGCCGTGAACATCCGCAACCACCAGGAACTCGCGGCACAACAGGCCGAGCAGGACGGCTATGCGGCGGATGCCGAGTATGAGGAATGCGCCGAGCCTGACTACGCCCCCGAAGACATCCCGTTCTAAGGAGGCGCGGCATGGGAATGGTTATACACGATGACTTCTGGGCGGCATGCCAAGCAATGCCTGAGAAGCAGCGCGCCCCGTTCCTGTACGCCCTTGCGAACTACCGCTTCACCAAAGAGGAGCCGAAGGGCAGCCCTCCGTGGCTGCCCACCTTCATCGCCCTCAAGCAGCGCATCGACATGGGTGACGAGGCTAGTGAGCGCGGACGCAAGATGGCGCAGGCCAGATGGGGCAAGAAGCAAGCGCAGGCACCTGCCAAGCAGGATGCCGAAGCAGATGCACAGCGCGATGCTCAAGCATATGCACAAGCAGATGCGCAGGCATATGCACAGGCATCGAACAACTCGGATGCTGAGGATGAGGTTGAGATAGAGGTAGAGATACCCCCCTATATCCCCCCGATGCTGAGCAGCCTGCAAGATGCGCCGTTCTGGCTCCAATGCCTCGGCGCTCTCAACGAGTTCCTCGGAACCACGTACACCACGATGCCGGAGAAGTGCCGGCACATGCTGGAACGCTGCGCAGGCGGCTACACCGTCGAGCAGGTGCGCTCGATGATCGCCTACAAGCGCGACGAGTGGCAGGGCACGAAGTTCAGCAAGCGGCTCACGCCCAACACGCTGTTCAGCCCCGACCACTTCGAGCAGTACATGCACGAGGCCAAGGGCGAGGAGAAGGAGGCCGAGGCGTATGCCGCTTACGACCAGTTCTAGGCGCGGGGCCTTCGAGGCCGAGAAGCCCATCCGCTGCGAGCACTGCGGCGCGATGAGGCCTCCCCGCAAGGTGGTCCGCGAAGACGGAACGCCCGTCGAGTTCAACGGCATCCCCGCCTTCTGGGGGCACGAGGACTGCGGCTGCCCAGGGGCTGTGGCCGAGCGGGAGGCAATCGCCGAGGCCGAGCGGCGCAAGGCCGCCAAGGAGCAGGCCGAGGCGAAAGAGCGCGCCATCGAGAGGGCGGGAATACCCCTCCGCTACCGCGATGCCGCGCACCCTTACGCCGCGAAGATGGCCGCCCTGGCCTCCGAGGGGCAGGGCTTCTACATCTTCGGCCCGAACGGGACGTACAAGACCACGCTGGCCATGGCTGCGGCGCTGCAACTCATCGAGACGGGGCGCAGGGTCATGGCCGTGGCCACCTACGACCTCATGGACGCGATGCGGAGCCGCAAGGACGAGGACCGCGCCCTCTTCGAGCGGGCGGCCGGCTGCGACGTGCTCATCCTGGACGATCTGGGCAAGGAGGCCTCAAACACGGCCTACGCCTGCGAGCGCCTGTTCGCCATCATCGACAAGCGCGACAAGGCCATGCTGCCCACCATCGTCACGTCCAACTACCGCCTCAGCGAGATAGCCAAGAACATAACCGAGGGGGCGGTCGGCGTGGCCATAGCGTCCCGCCTCGCCTCCTCATGCAAGCAGGTCCCCCTTGAGGGGCCGGATAGGAGGCTCAATGGCCAAGATTGACATCATCGAGTGCCGCGACATGCTGCCGGCGCTCTCCGACATCCCCGACGGCATGGTGGGGATGCTGCTCACCGACCCGCCCTATTCGAGCGGCGGCATGTTCCGGGGCGACCGGTCGGGTGCAACGTCCGAGAAGTACCAGACCAACGATGCGGCCAAGAAGCCGGAGTTCTACGGGGACAGCCGCGACGAGCGCAGCTTCGTGCTGTGGTCGGTGCTCTGGATGGGCGAGTGCTACAGGGCGATGGCCGACGGTGCCAGCGCCGTCGTCTTCTCGGATTGGAGGCAGCTGGCCAGCGTCACCGACGCGATTCAGGCTGCAGGCTTCGTCTTCCGTGGCATCATCCCGTGGCGCAAGACCGCCGCACGGCCTCAGCCCAACAGCTTCCGCAACGAGTGCGAGTACGCGGTCTGGGCGACCAAGGGGGCGATAGACCGCACGCCCGTGGCCGGTGCCAAGTACCTGCCCGGCGCGTACAAGTTCGCAGCCCCCTCAGGCGAAGGGCGCATCCACTCCACCCAGAAGCCGCTGGACCTCATCAAGGCGCTCATGGAGATCGCCGACGAGGGCGCGATAGTGCTGGATCCCTTCATGGGGTCGGGAACCACGGCGGTGGCGGCCATCGAGACGGGGCGGCACTTCATCGGGTACGAACTCAGCCCGGAATACTGCGCCCTGGCCAATGAGCGCGTCGCCCGCGCGAAATCTGCGGGGGGGGGTGGCTTAAATGGCTAAGGTCACTACTCTGCCGGCCATGTACCAGCCGATGATGGGCAAGCCGTCCGTGAGGATGGCGCGGTGTGCGGTGTGCGGCCGCACGTGGCCGCTTGAGCAGCACCATGTGGTGTTCCGAAGCGCCGGCAAGATGTTCGTGGAGGGGCGCGAGATCGAGAAGCCAACCATCACGCTCTGCGGCTTCGGAAACAACCTTCAAGACGCGGACGGCCGCGAATACTGCCACGGCCTCGCCCACCATCGCCGGCTCTACTTCCGCTGGGTCGATGATGGCGCGATAGCCTGCGCAGGCCATTGGGAGTACATCCGCCTGGACGAGGCGTGCGACTACCTCACCGCCCTCAGGATGGACGGATGGAGGCCGCTATGAGCTTCGGAATGAGAGACCAAGACTGGGTCGACCCGCCCGAACCGCCCACGTTCCGCGCCCACTGCGGAGACTGCAACCACTTCCACGAGTGCCCCTGCGGCGCCCATGGCTTTTGTGACGAGATCGGCGAGTTCGTTGAACCCGGTAGCGTCGTGACCATCGGGAATGACTGCGATGCCTTCGACGCTGCGGCCAGCTTCGATCCCGATTGGGAGGCCTGGGAGGCGGCCGACCAAGCCTATGACCTCATGCGAGACCTGCAAATGGAGGAGGAATGAACTACATCAGCCTTTTCAGCGGCATAGAGGCCGCCTCCGTGGCCTGGGCTTCCCTCGGTTGGAACCCCGTGGCCTTCTCGGAGATCGAGCCGTTCTGCTGCGACCTGCTAGCAAAGCGATTCCCGGACGTGCCCAACTTGGGAGACGTGGCCGGAGTTGATTGGACCGAATACGAAGGGAGCGTCGATGTTGTCATCGGAGGAAGCCCGTGCCAAGCGTTCAGCATGGCAGGGCGAAGACTTGGACTTATGGACGAGCGAGGTCAGCTCATGCTTGAGTTCGTCCGCTGTGTTAGAGAAGCTAAGCCCCGCTGGGTCATCTGGGAGAACGTCCCCGGAGTTCTGTCACAGGACAGAGGGCGAGCCTTTGGCACCCTCCTCGGGGAGTTGGAAGACTGCGGGTATGCTCTCGCGTGGCGAGTGCTGGACGCTCAGTTCTTCGGAGTACCCCAGAGGCGGCGCCGTGTGTTTCTTGTCGGACATCCTGTGCCGGGATGCGCCGCGGGAGTACTTTTTGAGCCCGACTGCATGCGAGGGGATAATCCGCCGAGCCGAGAGAAGAGGGCGCAGCTTGTCGCCGACGCTCAGAGGCGCGCTGGATGCGGTCATAGGATCCTCCCCTTCGACACCACGCAGATGACAAGCCCGCAGAACGGCAGCAACCCCCAGTGGGGCGACCCCTGCCACCCGCTCTGCGCGCAGGGCCACACGCCGACCGTGTGCATAGGCCTCAGCGCAGGGCAGTCCGCAACGGCCGGGAGCATCGCCGCGCAGCCCGAGATCGCCCCCACGTTGCGGGCCGGCGAGTCGGGCACCAACCAGGTGCCGAGCGTCTGCTACGCGATAGCGGGCAACATCATCGGGCGGGAACCCGAGAACGGCGGCCATCACCTGGGCGTGGAGGATGACGGGGCCATGTTCACCCTCACCACGGCCGACCGCCACGCCGTTGCCTTCTCATGGAGCCAAGATGCGGACTTTTCCGCCGTGGACGAGTGCACCCCTACGCTTCGAGCAGCCCATAGCGGCGAGCCTGCGGTGTGCATGGCAGATGACACCGCGAGGGAGGCCGTGGACGAAGACCTCGCCGGGACGCTCAAATGCGGCGGGATGCCGCCCACCGTCGCCTACGACTACATAGTGCGCCGCCTCATGCCCGTGGAGTGCGAGCGCCTGCAAGGCTTCCCCGACGGATGGACCGACTTGGGAGGCACCCCGGACGCACCGCGATACAAGGCCTGCGGCAACTCCATGGCCGTGCCGGTAATCAGACACATAGGCCGCCGCATCGAAGCGGTGGACTCGATCTTCTAGGAGGAAGCGTGAGCAATAGGAAGTTCGTCAAAGTCGAACAAGCTGGCAAATGCCCAACTGAGTGGCTTATTGATCTGGGCACAGTCGTGAGAATGCACCCCGATTCCAACTTCGTGGTCTTCGATGACGGAGCGGGCATGAACCTCACCAGGGAATCGGCGGATGCGCTAGCGAGGGAATTGGAGGCGTTGAAATGAGCCGAACCAGCGACCGCGTGTGCATGCTTGAGCTCAACACGGACATGACGCGCATCGTCTGCTCCAAATGCGGGTGGGAGGTGCCAGCCGGCACCAACCCCAACACCGTGAGGGAATGCGGAGGATGCGAGAGGGTGGTGGTCTACGGAGACATCCCCCGCCTCTACCTCATCGGGCCTGTCACGGGTAAGCCGAACGACAACAGGGAGACCTTCAGGGCAGTCCGCGCCATCCTGCGCAAGGACGGCTACGAGTGCGACTGCCCGCACCACTACATCGAGCAGGGAACCGAATGGGGCAAGGCTATGCGCACCAGCATCCGCCAGATGCTCGCGAACGACGGCCAGAGCACCATTCCGATGTATGACGGCATCGCCATGCTGGACGGATGGGAGCAGAGCCGTGGCGCGAAGATCGAGCACGACATCGCCGAGGCTCTGGACATGCCCTGCCGCCCGTGGAGGGAATGGCTCAGCCCCGCAGCGCCCGCAGCCCAGATGGCGGACGCGCCCGCATGCCAGCCCCTGCTGGCACCGGCCTGCTAGGGGGTGGACGCGATGCCGATGGAGCGCCACCGCTACCCGAAGGACTGGAAGCAGATAGCCGCCCAGATGAAGGAGGAGGCGGGATGGAAGTGCGAGGAGTGCGGAAAGCAGTGCCGCAGGCCGGGAGAGCCGCTGGACACGCACCGCAGGACGCTCACCGTGCACCACATCGACCACACGCCTGAGAACTGCGAGAGGTCCAACCTCGTCGCCCTGTGCGCCCCCTGCCACCTGCGCGCGGACAAGGAGCACCACGCCCAGACCCGCAAGCGCAGGCGGGAGGAGTACCGGCGACACATGGCGGAACATGCCAATGCGGCCGATCGGGCTTCTTGAATCTTTCCTTCTTCCCCGGTCGCGCCGCGACCCTCCTCTACCGGAGCCGCCTTCCCTAGGGCGGCTCCCTTACGTTTTGCGACACATCCAAGAGAATCACCGCCAAGATAGGAGGACCGCCATGCCGCTCAGCCAGATGAAGTGCTGCAAGTGCGGGGGCATGATGCCGGTGCGCCGCAGGCGCGGCCACCTGCGCAAGCGCAACCACATCAAGACCATGTGGTGCCCTTGGTGCAAGCGCGTCACACAGCACAGGGAACGCTTCTAGTGCTCACCGCCCCCCAGGAGAAATACTGCCAGGCCCGCGCCCGTGGGCTTTCACAGCGCCAAGCGTACCGCGAGGCCTACCCGAAGTCTGTCAAGTGGAAGGACTCGGCGGTGGACTCGCAGGCTTGCCGCCTTGAGAAGCTGCCCAAGGTTTCCGCAAGGGTCAAGGAGTTGCAGGATGCGGCCGCAGAGCAGGCTGTCGCGTCGCGTGCGGCCGTCATCGACCGAATGGCGGCCCTGAACGCCCATGCATCCAAGATAGCCGTGGAGAGGGCGCGAGAGGGCTTCATCGACAAGGCGGCCACCGATGCAATGATGGCCACAGGCTCCAAGCTGCTGGACGTTCTGCCCGACGATACGGGCAAGGCTGACGGCATCCTGAGGGTGTACGACTTCGGGCTGCTCATCGGGCGCGCCTTCATCGACCTGCACCGCTCCATCATCGCCCACGAGTTCGAGGAGATATGGGAGGAAGGCGGGCGCGGCTCGCTCAAGACCAGCCACATCGCCACCGAGATCGTGAACGGCGTGACCACCGTGCAGGGGCGCAACGCCCTCTGCATGCGCAACCGCACGAACAAGCTGCGCACCTCCGTCTATGCCGAGATCAAGAAGGCCGCCCGAAGGATGGGCGTGGCCGACGAGTTCACATGGGGCAAATCGCCCTTGCAGGCCGTGCACAGGCCGACGGGCAACGTGATCTACTTCTTCGGCGCCGACAACGTGAACCCTGAGGATTCCCCTCTCAAGGGCTTGGCGCCCGAGGAGGGTTATATCGCATACGTGTGGTTCGAGGAGGCAAGCCAATTCCCCGGCTACCGCTACGTCCGCAACGTGAAGCAGACGGTGCTGCGCGGCGGCGGTGACCTGCCCACGTGGACGTTCCTCAGCTACAACCCGCCCATATCGGCCAACGCATGGGTCAACCGCGAGAGCAAGCAGCCACAGGAAGGCCGCATCGTGCACCGCTCCCACTGGACGGACGCGCCGAGGAAGTGGCTGGGCGATGCGTTCATCGCCGTGGCGGAAGCACTCAAGGCACGCAACCCCAAGGCGTACCGCCACGAGTACGATGGCGAGGCAACAGGCACGGGAGCAAACGTCATCGACCCGGAGATCATCGAGGTGCGCCCCATCACCGACGAGGAGCGCGACGCGCTTGCGAACATCAGCCACGGCGTTGATGCCGGAAGCGTGCACCCGTGGGTTCATATGCGCGTAGCCTACGATGTGGACGAGGGCACCCTGTGGCTGCTGAACGAGGACACCGCGACCGGGCATGACGCCCACGACACGAAAACCGCGCCGCTGCTCGCCGAGAGGCTTGAGGAGTTCGATGAGGTGGATGCCGACCTGTGGTGCGACAGCGCGGCCAAGGGCATGATCTTGTACTACCAGCAGCAGGGGCTTCACGCACGCAAGGCATACAAGCAGGGGGTCAACTCCCCCACCGAGCGCGTGAGGTGGCTGAACCGCTGCACCAGCATCATCATCGACCCAGAGACCTGCCCCATGGCAGCCGAGCAGTTCCCGGCGCTTGAGTACGTCATAACCCCCGCTGGCGACATTACAGAGACACTGCCCAAGGTAGACGATGACACGATCGACGCGGTGGGCTACGCCGCGTCCGTATGGATAAGGCAGGGGCTTTAATGGCAGAAGATCGAGGAACCTACGCCTTCGCTATCGAATGGCTCAAGATGCTAGGGTACAACCCGGACACCCGCATGGCTGCGACCATCGGCGAATACTGGGGCTGGTACACCGCAGACAACGAGTGGTACCACTACCGCGCGCGGCGAGGGTTCAAGCTGTTCAAGAACGACCGCGAGACGCTGCACCCGGCTGCGCTGGCAGCTGAGGCGTGGAGCGACCTGCTCATGAACGAGAGGCTGGAGATCACCGCAGAGGATAAGGGGCTGCAAGAGGTTCTGGATGCCCACTTCGACGGCTTCGGCGTGAACCAGGCAGACTTCACAACCCGCGCCTTCGCCCTCGGAACCGGCGGCTGGGCCATCGGCGTGGACGATGTTTCCGACGATGGGATGCTGCACCCCGATGCGCGCGTGAAGATCGAGGACTACGATGCCCACCAGGTGCTCCCCCTCACATGGTCAGCGGACACGTGCACCCAGTGCGCATTCGTGACGAGGGTGGAACTCGACGGGCGCGACTACGACCAGTGCCAGGCGCATATCCTGCTCGGCGGAACCTACCACATCCTCACCCAGCTGTTCGACGTGAAGAGCCACCGCATGGTGTTCCCGGAGGGCGTGACCGCAGACTTGGACACGAAAAGCCCTTATCAGACTTTCGCGATCGTGAAGCCGGCCGTGCCGAACCCTCATTTCAGCTACTGCGCAATGGGCGCCAGCATCTTCGAGAAGGGCATCAGCGCCATCAAGGCGACCGATGAGGCTCTGACATCGCTGCTGGTGCACCTGCGAGTGGCGCGCCCCAAGATGTTCGTAGCCGATACCATGATCGAAAAGAAGACCAAAAAGGACGCCAACGGCAAGAACGTGACGGAGTACGCCGCATTCGGCGAGGCCGACGATATAACCTTCCGCACACCTCCCGGCGAAGAGGGAACCGACCCCATGAAGGTGGTGCAGCCCGATATGCGCATCGCCGACAACGAGCAGGCTATAAACGCCGGCCTCAAGATGCTCTCGCTCACCTGCGGACTGGGCGACAACTACTGGGCATGGGACCACAAGGACGGGCTGAAAACCGCCACCGAGGTGGTGAGCGATTCCTCGATGCTCGCCAGGACGCTCAAGAAGCACCAGAACGCCCTCACTGACTCGATCACCCAGCTGGTGCGCGGCGTGGCAGGAGTGTGCCGTAACCTCTGCGGCACGAAGGTGGACCCCGCCGCCGACCTCTCCGTTGACTTCGATGATTCGATCATCACCGACACCCAAACCGACAAGAACATGGCGCTCACCGAGATCAGCATGCTCGGCATCCCCGCCCTCAAGCGCAAGTACCTTACCGACTACTGCGGCTTCACCGAGGAGGAGGCGCTGGCAGCCGTGCCCGATCAGGCTGCGGCCGTGGATATGGGCTTCTAGCATGCTCTCCCCCGAGCACATCGAGGCGGCTGGCGACGCGGTTGCCGCCGTCTATAACGACATAGAGGCCAAGATGCTCAGCCACCTGGTGAACTCGCTCATATACATCGACAGGCTCGACCAGCAGACCATCACAGAGCTCAACCTCCTCGCACAATCGCACACCGAGACGCTGCGCGGCATCATCACCGACGAGGCCGAACTCATAACGGCAGAGGTGCGCGACACGGCCGAGCGGCTCATCAGGGCATCGGACGAGGATGACATGAAGCGGGCAGGCGGAGGCGCGCCGCTCTGGCCTCAGCAGGTGACCGCCACCGTTGAAGGCGTGGCCAGAATACTCGCACGCGACAACTTGCAGATGGTGGAGGGCGCAAAGCAGGCGTTCCTCTCCGCGTCGGTGGAGGCGATCACCCGCGTGAACTCCGGGACGATGACCACAGAGCGCGCCCTGCATTCCGCCGTGAGGAAGATGGAACGCGAGGGCATCCCCATCATCACCTACCAGAACAGCGCAACGGGCACGGTCACGGTGGCCAACAAGGTGGACGTAGCCGTGCGCAGGCACATCCGCACCCAGATAGCCCAGGACGGCGCGCGCATGACCCTGGAGCGCATCGAGCGCGGCGGCATCGACCTGGTGGAGGTGTCTAGCCACGAGGACAGCCGCCCGAGCCATGCCGCATGGCAGGGGCAGGTGTACAGCCTGCGCGGCGAGGTGGAGATCGAGGGGCACCGCTACCGTGACTTCTACGAGGCGACGCGCTACGGGCAGGTGGACGGCCTCCTTGGCGCGAACTGCCGCCACAGCTTCGGGCCGTACCGACACGGAGCGCCGAGGGCATACGAGCAGAACCCGCAGCATCCCAGCGGGCTGGAAGGCTCGGAGGTGTACGAACTGGAACAGCAGCAGCGGTACCTTGAGCGGCGCATCCGCGAGGCCAAGCGGGAACTGAGGGGCGCGCAGCAGGTCTACGACAAGACGGGCAGCCTTGAGAGCCGCACCAACCTGCTCAAGGCGCAGAGCACGCTGAAAGAGCGGCAGAGCGTCATGCGCGACCTCATCAGCGACGCCAACGCCAAGGCAAAGCCCGGCACCACAGTGCTCACCAGGAGGCCGAACCGCGAATGGGCCGGCGACATGCCGAAGGGCACCGCCATCAAGGCCAGCGGGCGCAAGGTTGACGAGTTCCTGGGCGGCTCTGGCGCATCCGCGACGCTCAAGGCCAACGGAATCACCAAGAGCGCGGCACGCGCCGCCATAGCCAAGGAAATGGCCAGCCGTGGGGGCACCGCCGCAGACTTCGCATCGCTTTCAGCCTCCGACCAGCAGGGCATCTTCAAGAGCATCGTGAGCGCGCTGCGAAACCCCGGCAAGATCAAAGGCGCGCAGCACGCGGCGAAGACCGCCGTGGACAGGTCCGCCCCCGTATATGCGAAGCTGGAAGGCAAGCACGTGGACAAGGTGGCCAAGCTAGTCGGCAAGGGCACCACGCCGGCGGCGCGGCTGTACCTGCGATACGAGGACCAGCTGAGCCTCATCGACCACGCCTACCGCAGCACCGCCCACTTCTCGCCCAGCGACGTGGGCGTGCGCATCAACGTGGCCAACACCTACGCCGACGCACGCAGGCCGTCCATGAACACGTGGTTCCACGAGTTCGGCCACCATATCGACTACATCAGTACGGGGGCGCAGGGCTATGCGGCCAAGCGTGCCGCAGGCGTTCCCTATGGCGATATGTACGCCTCCACGAAGTACAAGGGCAACGCCTTCGGCAAGATGCTCAAGGAGGAGGCGACCGCCTACGTCGATGCGGTGCACGCGCGCATCAAGGCGGAAGCCGCCGCCTTCATCGACGCCATGGACCTGAGGGGGATGCGCGACGCGGGGATGCTATCCGAGGCAACGTTCTCCGCGCTGCGGCACGATGCCCGCGCGTACCAGCGCGTGACATCCCCAGGCTTCAAGCCGGAGGACTACGGCTACACGCCAGAGGAGGTCGAGGCCATCAAGGCCAGCAAGAAGAGCATCGTGGCCACCGTCAAGAAAGACCCGCAGTACAAGGAGGCCGTCAAGAAGCAGCGCGCCTACGAGGCCGTGGGCAAGGAGATCAGGGGCATGACAGATGCCCAGAAGGCCGACCTCTCTGACATCTTCGGCGGCGCGACCGGCAACAAGGTGGACGGCGGCTGGGGGCATCGCACATCGTACTGGGACAAAGGCGGCGGCGCGCTCGCGCGCGAGGCGTTCGCGGAGTTCTACAGCGCCCACATCGGCAACCCGGAGAGCCTTGCGGTGCTCAAGCAGTACCTGCCGAAGTCGGCGGAGATATTCGAGGATATAATCGAAGCGATTGAGAAAGGGGCTATCTGATGGATGACCTGATCTACGAACTCATGGACGAGTACAAGGCGAAGTTCGGGGACATCTTCCCCCGCATGATGATGATGAGCGCGCCGGACGAGGAGGTCGTTGCGGCAATACGCCAGTGCCTCGACACAGGGCAGCCGTTCGACCCCGGCCTGCCGGATGACGCGATAGTCTAGCGAAACCGTGAAGCCCCGCCGAGCGCGGGGCTTTTTCATGCCCAGGCGACACCTTGGGGAAACTTCCAACTGCGCGAGAGACGGCGGCAACGGTCTCAATCGCCCGCCTGAGCGGCAATCAGGTACCGAAGCGCGCAGAGAAGCGCGGAAACCAAACCCCGGAGAAAGGTTGGAAGAATGACAGGACAGAACCCGAACCCACCCGCAGAGCCTACGCCGAACCCTGCACAGCAGGAACCTGCGCAGCAGCAGGCGGAGCCTACGCCCGCAGCGCAGCCCACTGCCCCGGCAGCAGACCCGGCACCTGCGGCGGAACCCGCAGCGCAGCCCGCTGCACCCGGCACCACCATGAGCGTGCACAAGCACCAACGCGAGATGGCGAAGGTGGAGGCCGAGCGCGACGCCGCGAAGGCCGAGGCCGAGGGCTACAAGAAGCTGGAGGCGGAGTTCGCCCAGTGGAAGGCAGACCAGGAGCAGGCCAAGACCGAGGCCGCGCTCAAGGAGGCGGGGTGCCATGACGTCGTGGCCGCATCCGCTCGCCTCAAGGAGTTCGACGGCGACGTGGCCAAGCTAAAAGAGGCCGCGCCATACCTGTTCGCATCTTCCGACAAGTCCAAGAGCACAGGGGGCAACCCGAAGGGCACCCCCGACCCCGAAGACGAGCGCACCAAGAAGATGCGCGCGCTCATGGGGATTGACACTGAAATGGAGTAAGCAATGCCCAACAACATCACCCTGCCCAAGGGCATCCAGGCCATCCTGGACGAGGTATACCGCCAAGCGTCGGTTACCTCCGTCCTCACCAGCCCGCCTTCCCAGTTGAAGCCCACCCAGAACGTCCACGAGTTCTGCTACCCGCAGATGGAAGTGGGCGGCCTCGGCGACTACGACCGGGCGAGCGGCTACACCGCGAACAGCGGCGTGAACCTGGTCTGGAAGACCGTGACGGCCGACTACGACCGTGGCACCAAGATCATGGTGGACGAAATGGACAACCAGGAGTCCTTCGACCTCGCCTTCGGCCAGGCTGCGAACATCCTGATGCGCGAGCACGTGGCACCCGAGGGCGACGCCTTCACCTTCGCTAAGATCGCGGCGCTCACCGGCATCACCAACAACACCGACACCATCGCCGATGGCGCGCAGTTCCTGGAGGCCATCCTGACCGCCACCACGGAAATGGACGAGAACGAGGTGCCCGAGGAGCAGCGTTACCTGTTCACCACCTCCACGCACCTCAAGTCCGTGAAGGCGCTGGACACCACCAAGTCCCGCGAGGCGCTTGACGGCTTCGCTGGCATCGTCAAGGTGCCCCGTGGCCGCTTCAACACCGCCATCGACCTCTTGAGCGGACGCGACGGCAACGAGATCGCCGGTGGCTGGAAGCCCTCCGAGCTCTCCAAGCCCATCAACTTCCTGATCGTCCACAAGCCCGCGCTCATCAAGTTCGACCGCCATGTTGCAGGCCCCACCGTCATCGGGCCGGACATGAACCCCGACGCCGATGCGAGCATCGTGAAGTACCGCAAGTACGGCGTGGTCGATGGCTACGAGAACAAGCGCGCAGGCATCTACCTGAGCCACCAGTAAGGAGGAGAACCATGCGCACCGTTGGACTTTTGATCGACGGCAAGACCGTCGAGAAGAAGGAGGCAACCGCCTCCAAGCCCAAGGCCAAGAAGCCTGCGGCCAAGGCTCCCGAAGCCAAGGCCGGAGAGGCAAAGGGCACCGAGAAGCCCAAAGAGGCAGCAGCCTCCAAGGACGAGACTGCGACCGACGATAAAGCCGCAGAGGCCAAGGCTCCCGAAGCCAAGGCCGGAGAGGGGGAGAACTAGCGCATGCCGCTCCCTTCCGTCACATACGCACTTTATACGAACCAGGGCGGAACGCTCGGGGAGGATGCCTTCAAGGCATCCCTCCGGGCGGCGGTGTCTGCGGTCCGTGACGTGATCGGGCGAAACGTGCCGCAGGACGAGGATGACGAGGATGCCTACATCCGGGCGGTTTGCGCCGCCGTTGACGTGGACGATGCCTACGGGGCATCGGGAGGCATCGGCGAGGCCGTGGCTTCTGTCACGCTCGGCAAGTTCTCAGCCACCATGGGCGGCAACGGCTCGGCATCCCTCTACCAGGCGGACATGAGGCTCGCCATAGCACGAGAGCTCGCAGGCTCGTCGCTGCTCTACCAGGGGGTGGCATCGTGATGCCGCTGCCGCGCAGGCTCATGCGCCAGACCGCCGTGGTGCGGGTGCCAAAGGAGGGCAGCCCCTACGGCGGCGAGTTCGAGGAGCCGGTGACCATCGAGCGCGTGCGCTTCGAGGCTTCGGCCTCGATCAGGCGGACGGACTACCAGCTGCAGGCTCCCGTGAAGGGCACGCTGTTCATCGACCCGAAGGCGAGCCGTGGAGGCTTCGCCATCCCGGCGGGGTCCCTCGTGAGCGTTGACGGCGAGGTTTCCGAGGCGACGGTGCACGACTGCGAGACGATCAGGGACGGCAGCGGGCGCGTCCACCACTGGGAGGTGGTGCTCAAGTGACCGTCATCATCAACACCTCCCAGCTGGATGCCCTCCTAAGCCCTGCCGCGCAACGCAAGCGCCAGGAAGAGTACGCCATGCGCGTGGCCTTCGTGATGCGGAAGTACGTGCCCCGCGACGAGAACACGCTCAGGGCATCGGAGCAGCTGAACAGCCGCTACGCCGACGGGCTGCTCATCTGGGCTACGCCCTACGCGGCCAGGCAGTACAGCGTTCCCATGGCGCACACCACGCCGGAGACGTGCGACCACTGGGACGAGGCGTGCGCCAAAAACGACATGCCCGCGCTCATCGAATACGCCGAGTCCCTGTACGGAGGTGAATGATGGCGGCCATGGACCTGCTGGACGTGATGCGCAAGCGCCTCGAAGAGGCGGGCATTGCCGACGTTTTCACCACCATGCCGGACGGCAGGCGCTACCCCGAATCGGTGACGCTCGCCTTCGGCATCCCCGACCGCAAGACCGTCTACTACGACGGCACCACCACCTCGCCCATGCGCGTCACCGTCATCGTGAAGCGGCTGAGCGAGTTCAACGCCATGGCCACCGCGCAGGAAGCCGAGGCGGTGCTCAAGAGCAGCCCCCTCGATTCCGAGAATGGAAGCTATGACCTGGACAGCGTTGAGACCACAGACCCGCAGCCTCTCCCATGGGACGAATCTGGCCGCTACGTCTGGGCCTTCGACGTGTACATCGACACGAGAAAGGACTTTTTCTGATGGCCAAGACCGTCGATATCGGGTTCGCGCTGAACTACCAGTACGCGAACCTGCTGAACACCACCCCGGAGGAGAGCGAGCCGACCTGGGCCTACATGGGTCCGGGCATCGAGGACATTTCCCCCGACCGCTCCGAGAAGACCGACGAGACCGAGGACTACTCCACGGGCGGCAACACCGTCACCACCGTGACGGGCGTGACCAAGACCACGAGCGTCACCGGCAAGCGCCTCATCGGCGACCCGCTGCAGGAATACGTGGCGAGCCTTGAGGAGAGCTTTGGCGACGAGCGCAAGACCCAGTACCGCATCGTGTCCCCCACGGGCGAGATCATCGAGGAAGATGTGACGCTCAAGGACATCAACATCACGGGACCGAACGGAGCCGCATCCGATAAGCAGGCCATCAGCTTCTCCATGGCGCGCAACGATACGCCGAAGCTGGTGCAGGCGGCCAAAGGCCACCACCTGCCCGCAGAGATCACCGTGGAGAATGTGACCGTGGCCGTGGGCAAGACCGCGACCGTCACTCCCGCAGTGCAGCCCGCCACCGCGAGCGACTGGTGCCTCTACGCAATCGAGGACACAGACATCGCCCGCGTGACAGCAGACGGCATCGTCACCGGCCTCAAGGTCGGCAATACCCGCCTGGGCGTGCGCTGCGCGTCCAAGCCCTCCATCCGCGCCACCGTGGCCGTGGAGGTGACCGAGGGCACGGCCTAGAAGCGACACCCGTAGGAATATCGGTTATGAGGCCGGGGAGGAAGCGCAGCCTCCCCGGCCTTTTCCTTTTACTGCGCGAAAGGAAAGCGAGGGAACCTCATGGAACTCAAGATCAAGGCACCATACGAACCGCTCAGCATCGAGATCGGCGACCAGCAGGTGAACGCCCGCATCAACGTCACGGTGGACGGCCTGCTGGACATTGGCGAGGCTTGCAACAAGGCGGCGAACAAGATGGGCGCGCTCCAAAAGCTGCACGACGAGGCAGAGAAGGCCGGGGACGCCAAGAAGCTGCGCAAGCTGAACGCCCAGCTTGCGGAAGTGCTTGAGGTGGCCGTGAAGGCAGGCATCGGCGAGGAGGGCTACGACGAGATCGTCGCGGCCTGCGGCGTTGGCGGCCCTGTAAGCAAGGCCGACTGCAACATCGTCATGGTCAAGGTCTTCGGTGCCATCTTCGACACCGTGAAGGAGCGGAAAGAGGACTCCCTGAACGAGAAGGCTGCGCACTACCTCGCGGAGGTCGATGATGCGCAGCCCGAGCCTGACCCGGAAGACTAGGTACAAAAACGGCCGACTAGTCAGAACCTACGACTGGAACGGCCTGCAGGTTGACGTATACGATTCCGCACGCAACGCCATCCTTGTAATCGAACTATTCCACGATGAGGAGTTGCAACCCGACGATAAGGCGCAGCTCCTCATCCGCATGCTGTTCCCCGACCCCGCCGAAACCGTCGCAATGGCAGGCGGCCAGCTTGGGGAACTGCTCATACACATCACCTGGGAGGCCTTCGGCCTCGATATTTCAGCAGACGGCCGCCATGCCTCGGAGCAGGAGGCCGCCGTCTTCGACTTCGAGGAGGATGCGGGGAGAATACGCGCCTCGCTCCTCCAATGCTTCGGCATCGGCTGGGACGAGGCATCGCGGCAGCTGTCCTATGCGGACATGTGCTCGCTGCTCGGCATGCTGCTCGAAGCCGACACCGAGACCCCGTTCCAGCAGGCCATCTACTACCGCACCGCAAAGCCCCCGAAGCGAACAAAGACCAACGCAGACTTCTGCGACGCCTTCGAGGCGCGCCGCAAGCACTTCGCGCTCGGCTCTGCTGCCGAGGATGCGGAGAGCAGCGCCAACGATAAGGCCGCCAGCATGTTCGCGGCAGCCAAGCGCGCCGCCCAGAAGGGGGCGTAGGCCATGGCTGGCAACGTAACCATCGACGCGAAGCTGAACGAGAAGGGCGTCGTTACTGGCGCCAAGAAGATCAAGGTCAGCCTTGAGGAGATCAAGAAGGCGGACGGCTCGCTTGATTGGAAGGGCGTAGAGGCAGGCGAGGGAGCAGCCAAGAAGTCGGGCGACGGCTTCACTGTGCTCAAGGGCATCCTCGCCAACCTGGCAACCGCAGGCATCGCCGTGGCCGCCGGAGCCGTCAAGGACTTCTGCGGCCAGGTGGTGGAGATCGGCAAGACCTTCGAGAGCTCCATGAGCAAGGTGAGCGCGCTCTCGGGGGCAACAGGAGAAGACCTCGCAACGCTTGAGGCGAAGGCCAGGGAACTCGGTGCGACCACCACGTTCAGCGCCTCGCAGGCCGCCGATGCGCTCGGCTACATGGCCCTCGCTGGATGGGACACCCAGCAGATGCTCGACGGCGTTGGCAGCGTGCTCACGCTGGCGCAGGCAGGCGAGATGGAGCTCGCCGCCGCCTCCGACCTCGTAACCGACTACCTCAGCGCCTTCAACATGGAGGCATCCGAGACCGCCCGCATGGTTGACGTGCTGGCCTACGCCCAGGCGAACGCCAACACCACGGTCGAAGGTCTGGGCATGGCCTTCAAGAACTGCGCGGCCAACGCGAACGCCGCAGGGATGGACGTGGAGACCACCTCCGCCGCCATCGCCATGATGGCCAACCAGGGCCTCAAAGGCTCCGAGGCCGGCACCGCCCTCAACGCAGTGCTGCGCGATATGACCGAGAAGATGGATGACGGGGCAATCGCCATCGGCGACCAGTCCATCGCTGTCATGGACGCCGAGGGCAACTACCGCGACTTCGCCGACATCCTGGCCGACGTAGAGGCGGCCACCGACGGCATGGGCGACGCCGAGAAGGCCGCCGCCCTGCAGAGCACGTTCACGGCCGACTCCATCAAGGGCCTGAACCTCATGCTCAACGCCGGAGCCGACGAGATGAGCGGGTTCCGCGAGGAGCTGTACGGATGCGCGGGCACAGCCGAGGAAACCGCCAAGGCGATGACCGACAACCTCGGGGGCGATATTGCCGCCATGGGTTCGGCGCTTGAGGAACTGAGCCTCAAGATCTACGACTACCTCCAGGAGCCGCTGCGCTCCGCCGTGCAGTTCATCACGGGC